CTACACTTAGCTCTTATATATTCTCTAGCTACCTGTGGTAATTCATCAAACTCTAACATCAATGAAATATCTGCTACGATAGTATCAGTAATAGTAACTGTTCTATCTTCTCTATTGTATACAGAGAGTCCTCTAGCAACATACTTATCATATACTGGTTCAAAGTTTAATATATTAAAAGGTAGTATGATTTGATTCGTGATTGTATTTGGCACTAGTTCCACAGCGTATTCAGTGTTGAACCAGTAGTTCTTATTCTGCATATCTCTTGAGACATCAACTATCATTTGCCGTATGATAAATACAGGTTGGTAATTTTCATCCAGTGATTGTACAGGATTATCTCCTGCGACTCTTAATACACTATTTATAACTTCTAATTCAGTTATTAGCCCTATAGTTCTCGCCATAGATTCCTCCTTTATTGTTTGTTAATTAAAAAAAATGGGAGCAACATCTCTGCTACTCCCACGGTTATTAAGTCATTGTTAATGCAATACATGATGCATGGTTAAGAACTCCATATCCAACTGCCATTTTACCAACAATTAAGTTAGCAACTCTAGTAGGGATATAATCAACTCTTGTGTTGATGCTCATAAGCTCTAAACAACCAACTGATTCTTTTGCAAAGAAAAGTCCTGCAACGTCACCAGTAGCGATAATCCCACCAACACCTGTTTGAGCAGGAAAATGTGGAGATTGAGATACCTTGTGTCCTAAGAGCATAGGTACTTTACCTGATTGTGAATACTGGTCATTTACCCAAGTAAGCCCTGTTTGAGCAGGGTTATTAAGTAATGCATAGTACTGAGCAGGTCGCCATACAAATTCAAAATCTCCGACTGCATCTTTCTCAGATTTCTCTGTGACAGCTAATACACTGGCAGCATAAACTTGTGCACCAGTAGTGATAGCAGCAGAATCAATGATTGATGTAAATACATCATCAGCAAATACTGGAAGTCCTGCAGCTAGTGAACTAGCAGCGTCTTCAATCTCACCTGCAATGATAAGTTGTAAGATAACATCTTGGTCAACTTTCTTAGCAAGTGCTCTACCGATTGACTCAGCTTCTGCACTCTGTGCATCATAGTGTGCCATAGCTTTATCAAGGTCAGTAAGGTATGCGTGTGCTACTGTAAGATCACCGATAACGATTTCTCTTGTAGTAGTCTTTAAGTTTTGAACGGCAAGTTCAGCACCAGTGTTAGCTAGGGCTACTGCTGTTGCAAGACCTACGATAGGGAATGATTCAGATTTACCTGCATCAATTGATCTATTCGTGATCTTCTCTTTCATAATGTTTGTATCTTTGAAATACCTTAGTACATCTGTGGAAAACTTTACTGCAAAGTCAGCTCTGTCTAGTGCGTTTTGCACAGCACCAACTGCTCCTGTTCCTGTACCGTTGTTGGCACCAATAGGTGTATATGCCATAATTTAACTCCTTGTTTAGAATCCTGATTTATTTCTTTTCGCCTCTACTTGAGCACGATGAACCGGATTACGTTTATATTCAATTGTTCTTGTTTCTGCAAAATAGGCTTCCCTATCTGCAAATGGTCTATTAGCTTCATTAGCAGAATTACCACCTTCTATAACCCTGTTTGGTTCTTGTCCGTTGGCTGCTACATACTGGGCTTTTAAACCTTGTACAGCAAGTTTGGCAAGATAAAGATTACCAGAAAACAAAGCACTATTAAAAGCTTCTCGTTGCTGCTCATCCATATTATCTCCTGCCCATTCCTGCAACTCCTTATAAGAATCTTCTCCACCTACTGTGCTGAAAACTTCTTGGTTATTCTTTTCTTGAATAGCCTTGTGTCCTTCAACAAGCATATCAATGTGTTTGGTCAAACCATTCTCATCCATTAGCTTCTTAGTTTCTTCTGAGAGTTCACCACTTAAAGCTTCATTTACAATATCATCAATTGACGGATGTGACTCAGTAGTTGTCTCACTAACTTCTTTTGCCTCGATTGCCATTGAATCAGTAACCTTTCCATCAGTCTGTGTAGTATCTGCTTGCTCAGTAGATTGAGTTTCTACTTGCTGAGTTTCTTCACTAGATGTCTCGGTTGTAACTTCTGTACTTTCTGGTGTTGTATTATTTTCTTCCATTTTATTTTCCTTGTGGATTATTAGCTAACTCTTGTTGATTAGCTGCATTTATTGCAGGTGCTACTGCTTGTTGTTCTAGTTGCTCCTGTTGTGCTTGTTGTTGTTCCTGCTGTAACTGTTCAGGTGATTTAATCAAGTCTGCTGTATTAACATCTAATGAGTATGCCATACGAGATAAAGCTTCTGGTACATTTAAGTACTGTCCTGCTTGTTCTCCCAGTAATCCTACTGCGGCTTCCATGAATGTTTGAATAGCTCTAAACTCTGTACCTCTACCTAAAGCGGCACTACCTGTAGTTATTTCTAATTCAATATTGTTCTTTAGAATATCTTTTATAAAACCTTTCTTAACTAATCTCTTAAGATATAATCTAACTAAAGGTTCCTGTAAGACGTTAGCAAGTGTACTATAGATACCACCAAGTGATACTTCTAGTTCCTGTGCAACTCTTCTAATTTCTTCTGCTGTTACTCTCTCAGCGTTTCTTCTAACTGCACTATCCAATAAGAATACTGTTGCTAGGTCGCCTCTTAGTACCTCTGCTTCTTGTTGTGCCATGCCAACATCCATACGCTTGTCTGCCTGTAGTGTTGATACATCATCAGGATTACCTTGTAATACGTCACCTGAACGTGCACTCTGTAGCCTCTTAGGTGTTATAATAGCATTAGGTCTGACTAAGTATATAAGCCTTGCAGACTCTGCTGATGCCTCTAATATAGCTTGTCTAAGACCTTCATATGATTGTAAGTCACCAATGAAATCTTCAATGTAACTTCTACCATAATGTTCACCTCTATCCACGAATGGAATAAAGATAAATGGTAAATCTAAGTCTTTATATGTAGCCTCAGTACCTTCTATTGGGTGGTTCTTTACCTCTTGGAATGTTTCATATTCACCTTTAGCTGTACGGTGTATAATTGTGAATACATTAAGTTGTTTCTTACCATTAATTTCTTTCTCTTCTAGGTCAGCTAGAATATTCTCTTGTACATCTTTTGGTAATTCTAGATAATTCATAGACTCTTTGATTATAAGTTTTAGAACTACACCAGATTTACTTCTTGTTATAACGAAATCTCTTAAGCTGTATGCCTTTGGTTTACCTTCTGGTGGTACATATAACACAACACTTCCACCTACTGCATCTTGTTTTAAACAATCTACAAGTACTGATCTTAGTTGTGATATTTCCATCTCATTAACAATACCTTTCTCTACTTTATACATAGCTTGCTGCATGTCACCCTCTGAAACACCGGATTGCTCTAGTGCCAACGAGTTAACACCTAGCTTAAAGAATGCTGTAGCAGGTGGGAATAATGATAATATAATCTTATTTGCAAGATTGTTTACACCACGTGCACCAAGTGACTGATACGGTGTTGAATATGTCGTACTAGCTGTATCATCATTATCTGGATATAGCTGTGGTACTGTCAATGCACTTGCACATTTAGCCCTATTTAAGAACTGTTCTCTGTCTTCTGATAGTCTCTTGTATTCTTTCTCTCCATTAATTCTATCCATCATAGTTGTACTCCTGTTTTACCAGAGCCACCACCGAGTCCCAGTGATTGTGACACCATACTTTTGGGAGCCTTCTCTTTTGATTTCTTATCAGCTTTAACTACAAGTTCCTCTTGAGTGGTACCTAATTTAACTTTAGCTGTCTCTTGTCCTTTCTTAGCCTTTCTTTCGGCTAATCTAATCTCATCATCTCGTCTAGATTTTTCTACCTCGATAGCGTTCAGTCGCTTCTGTTCTTCAAGTGCTCGTTCTTCTGAACTCTTGCCGATCCCTAAAAATCCTCCCATATTTCCTCCTATATAAAGATGAAGGAGGTAGGTACGTTTCCTGTCCTTTCTGATTCTTTATTGTCTTTGTTAATAAATGCTTTCGCCTCTTTCATATTTTTAAATTTCATTATGAAAGCATGGTCTACAATTACCTTAGTAATTCTATCTTCTGATGCCTTACTGACTTTAATGCCATCATCATCCTTCTTACCATACTTTCTCTCTCTCTTTGTTACCTTATTCATCTTCATCCTCATAGTACCAATCGTTTAAATAGTCAACGAATGATGCATAGTCTGTTGAACGGAAGTCTGAAATGACCTCCGATATTGTCATTTCTTCTGACATGATTCCTCCCATTCTAGTATTTCTACTGGCGATATACTTAAGTATTCATATGGATCATATGTTAAATTATATTGCATAAGTATCTGTGAATCTGCAAAGTGTAGTATCCTAGCTTGACCAATCTGACTTAATAAGCATTGTCTGGCTCCTGCGCCATACTGTTTGAAGTATAACTTATGACACTCTCTAAGAAGCTCAACCTCATCCTTACAGCCCTTAAGTGCTCTTGCGGCTTTAATCCTACCTATCTTTGGGCAGCCCTTATATCCGTCTACAGAATCACCTGTGAGCACTTGTGTATATAAGAAATGGATTGACTCTAATGGAGTCGGTACTATAAACTTACTTTCCTTAAAGTCCCACTGTTTACATGGGATAGTAAATAGGTCTTTATCTTGTGAATAGATTGCATAATCCATATCATCATAACCTTCTGGTAATGTACCA